GCGGAACGTGCGAAAGCAGAGGATATGGCTGCCGTGGACGCGGAGTTAGGTATTCTTAGCGTACGGGATGCCGCAATTCATCCACGCACAGCATATGCAGAAATTGCCGCAGACGAAGCGGCCTACGCAGCACAAGCAATTTCCTCTGACTTGGAGACGACCGCAGAGAATACAACAGGATATGGGAGGTTGACAGATGGGTTGTCGCCACGCCCCAATGAGAGCTAGACACCCACACTAAATACTCGTATGCCAGAACTCTCCACGACATTCAGTGTCACACGACAGTACAAGGATCTTTCGCTCACGATGGGAAAGAATCCAGTCACGAATGATGTCGTCACGGTCACGGGAGCGGAAGCCGTGAAGCGGTCTTTGAAGTTCTTGCTGCTCTCGAACGCAGGTGAGACGCCGTTCTTTCCCGAGTTTGGCACGCGACTCCGCACGCTCTTGTTCGAGCCGATTGACCCGATTACGACGGTGCTGTTGCAGCGAGAGATTGAAACCACCATTCGAGCGTATGAACCGCGTGTGAATATTCAAGAGTTGGTGGTGACACCTTCGGAAGATGAGCAAACCTATTATGTGAATCTGCTCTTTTCGTTGGTGAACCAGACAGCCCCGTTGATACTGACACTCTATCTTTCACGGTTGCGATAACCTATGGCGACACTACCTTCACAAATTCGGATTGCCGAACTCGACTACGACCAGATTCTTGCGAATCTCGTCGAGTTCATGAAGGCCGATCCGACGTTCTCGGTCTACGATTTTTCTGGCAGTGGCTTGCGTCTGTTGTCGCGCGTGCTCGCGTACGTGACATTCTACAACAGCTACTATCTGTCTGCGGCGGTGAACGAGTCGTTTCTGGATACCGCACAGTTACGGTCGTCCGTCGTGTCGCACGCCAAGATGTTGGGGTATCAGTCACACGGTGTGCAAAGTGCGACGTATGAAGCCAACGTGACTGTTATTCTTAGCGACACCTCTGCGGCGACGATTACATTGCCCAAGAATACGCAGTTTGTATTACAGTCCAATTCAAGTGCTGTTTTTTATAACCTTGACGATACCTATCTGTCGCAAAATACCACAACGGCAAACAATTATGAGGGCACAGGTATTACGCTCATTGAAGGACGACCGGCGCAGTATCGATTTACTGTTGATACTCTCGACCCCACACAACGATTTATCATTCCGAATGCCAATATTGATTTTTCTCACATCAGCGTAACCGTTCAATCAGGTCAAACATCGGTGACGTTTGAAAATGCGGATGATATGTTGCTTGCCAACAGTTCGTCCAATATTTTTCTTGTGTCTGAAGCCTATGACGGGTATCCTGAATTGGTTTTTGGAAACGGCGTAATTGGAAAAGCTCTTGAAAATGGGAGTGTCGTGATTGCCGATTATTATATCAGCAGCGGAGCGGCAGGAAACAATATCCGTGGTCCATTCCGTATTCAATCGCCGTCTATTGCCAATTTTGTGAATGGAGCAACGGCACCCGTTGATGCCAATACGGTATTGAGTTCAGGTGGATCGGATGTTGAATCAATTGAAAATATTCGGTACTTGGCTCCATTGACATATGGCACACAAAACCGTACTGTGACAGTTGACGACTATAAAGCAGTCATTCTTGGTGAGTACAGTCGATATATCTCGGCCATCACAATTTTTGGTGGTGAAGATGGCGACCCAAGTGATCCAGATGAGCGTCCGTATTATGGGCGAGTTTTCATTGCTATTAAACCTGCAACTGGCGTTCGGTTTACACAAGCATTCAAAGAATCCATCATTACAAATATCATTAAACCACATTCTATTGTTGGTGTTTTACCACAAGTTATTGATCCTGATTACATCTACCTAATTATTACGACGCAGGCCAAGTACGACCCACGAGCGACGACACGTACGCGGCAGCAATTATCTACAGCAATCATCGACGCGGTTGACACCTACGCCGAGCAGTACATCGAAAAATTCGATACGTCATTTCGGTTTTCTCGTTTGACCCGAGCGATTGATGATGCTGACCCGGCTATTTCTAGTTCTTTGACTCGAATCGAATTGCAAAAAAGAATTGTGCCGACACTTGGTGTTAGCAATAGTTTGATTGTGAAATTTGGTACGGGGTTGTTCAAAGACGGTAACAACTCAGTGTTGTTGGAACCATCTCAGTCTACGGGACATCGATTTTCTTATCTGGATCATGACGGTGTAGAAGTAAACAATTGTTTCTTGCGTGAACGAGACGGAATTATTGATGTGGTTGTATATGTGACCACAGAAAGTACCGTCAATGGTACTACGACAATTACTCGAACACTTAACGTGATTGATGATGCTGTCGGCACAATTGATATCACGACGGGAGTCATGCGGCTTGCCAATTTTGCTCCGATGACAATCGAAAACAACGCCGTCGATATCTGGGTTAACGCTCTTCCAAATAGCGGCGATTTGTCACCCACCTTAAATAGAATGTTCACGGTTGAACGTGACACAATTACCGTTGAAGTTGTTGATGAGACAGCAGCAACACCAGTTAGCTTCTATCAAGGCGGTCGTCTCCGATAACCCATTCTATGCGTCCATACCAACCAGGTCAGCAATTTTATAATCTTATCAAAACCGCGATACCTGACTTTATAGAGTCAGAGTATCCCGATTTTGTCAAGTTTATTACTGCTTTCCTAGAGTTTCTAGAACAAGAACGAACAACTTCAACAGAACTTGTTCGTCCTGAATTTGGACCGGCAGAACGCAACGTTACGGTCACAGATACGCTTGGCGGTCCACTATACGAAGCTCGCAAACTTGCCGATTATCGCGACACTGCCACATCCTTAGATGAATTCCGTGAACGGTTCTTTGCAATGTTCGCAACGGAATTTCCGCAGTATAGCTATCTCACAACCGATTGGTTTGTACGGAGCTTGCGTCAGTTCTATCAGAATAAGGGAACTGCCGATAGTATCAAATGGTTCTTCCGTGCATTCTTCAATGAACCTGCCGACGTTCATTATCCCCGTGAGGACATTTTTACGGCGTCTGGTGGCACATGGGACGCCCCCTTCACGATTAAAGTTGGTGAGCCCACACGCGGAATTGATATTAGTACAGACACAGAATGGATATCTCCATCGGTGTCTGGATGGTCATTGGACGTTCAAACATGGTATATTGGACAACGTGTGCGGACGACAACTGGAGAAGCCATTGTCGAACATGTACGTACGTATACTGTTGGCAACGGCGGCAACAAAACAACTATTCATGAACTAACACTTCAATACGGTAGTGTTGGTGGCACATTCACATATGGGCAGGAACTTCACAATATCGATTCGGATAAACAAGTTTACACAGAAATCCAAGCTGTCATTCAATCAATACAAGTTGTCAATGGTGGAAGTGGCTACGCTCCGGGGGATGTAGTTATAGTTGAATCTCCGCCAAATGAGGGATACGGTGCATACGGTGAAGTCGTCAAAACATCGAATGGCATCATTTCTGGTGTGGTTGTTAATAACGGTGGACAGGGATTCTCTGTTGGCGAACCCATTATTCTGCTAAGTGGAAGTGGTAGTGGTGCGGTTGCGAATGTTGCAACAATTAACAATACAAGCAGCACCATTGCGTTGGATTTGACTGTCGAGCCATTCGATGCTGCAACCAGTATGGCATTGAACGCCGCCAATTACGGGGCTGCTGGTCAAGCATCATGGAATTTAGATACTCCCATTTCAACTGTTTTTGCGGGAGCAGATTTCAAAAATTACTACACGCCGTGGATTTGGACCAATGTTCAACAAGACTCTGCGGCACTCGCCAATATTGCCATTCTCGTCAGCAATCAATCGAATGAGCCATTCTGGAGTCAAAATGTTGCTGTCGCTGCTGGATACACGGGACGTTTGTTTGTACTTGCGGATGCCCTAGATGTCACCACAACAAAAACATCTGCCTCGATCAAAGCAAATACCGTTGGCTATTTCGATCAAAACTATGCCGGAAACATTACGCATACGGCAAACTCGACAAAACTCTATCTTAAAGATGTTACGGCGTTATCCAACATCGCCATCGGTCAATACATCAAACACGATTACGCTAATGTGAAAGTTGGTACCGTCACAACAAACGGCTCGACAATTGTTGTCGGAACGGGCACATCGTTTACGAGCACCTTGTCCGTCAATGCTCATGTCCGCATTGGAAATGTTTCGGTCGGACAAGATGTTGTTGTTGCAAGCATTCAAAATAATACAACATTTACGGCATACAGTGGAGTGAGTGCGGTTGTTGCTAACACATACGGCGTTTATGCACTTGGACAAATCACCACACTGTACCCCCGCACTATCACAACATATGGCACAATCAATTCGGTTTCATTGAGTGCGGCGGGGAGTAATTATACAATCCCTCCTCGGCCGATTGTTGATAGTGTCGATGCACATGTGCAGGAATTTTTCTATTACGATCTTGCTACGGATGAAGTCAAGAGCACAAATGGTCGTGTGTCTGGTTTGTTTGCTGATGCCGACCTTTCTATGACACAAGCGGCAGGCTCAATTACCCGTGCGAAGATGAACAACACGGGTGTGCTGTACAATCCAAATAATCCAAACGGTATTTCATTTACCTTCGTTCGAGTGGCCGGTGGAACTGGAACAGACGCAACTCTTACACCTGTTTTTGGAGCAACCACACAATACGACGGTCAATTCTTAACGACACGTAGTTTTCCCTCTGATGGCATGTATCTTCAAGATGGCGATTACTACAACGATTACACGTATGTCATACGTACCGCCCGTTCATTTCAACGGTATCGTGACGTTCTTTTGAAAGTATTGCATCCGGCTGGATTCCGTGCGTACGGACAATTTGTGGCGACAACGGAAATTCGTGTGCCCGTTTCGTCGATGGGTGAGAGTGCGATTGTAACGCCGTTCTCGTATTCTCAATCACCGTCCAGTTCGTTGAGTCCGTCAAGTTCTGTGCGTCCGTCCGGTTCGGTGAGTCCGTCGAGTTCGGCATCCGCATCCGTCAGTCCGTCGAGTTCCGTCAGCCCGTCGAGTTCTAAGAGTCCGTCCAGTTCGGTGAGTCC